TGCCTGACGTGGCTCATTGTTTCTCCAAAATCAACTTGGTCATGCCAGCGCCGTTAGGTTGTAAACCACGAACCTTGTACTGCATAACGCCGCTGCTAATAACCATTCCGTTCGTAACAACACCTATGTCGCTTTCTCTGCATTCGAAAACAGGTGCCTGAGACTCAACCATTCCTACCGTAACGTATTCGTTATTAAACACACCATCCACAACATTACCGTTTATCAAAAATGAGTGGTTAGCTAAGTGGCTAATTCCAGCATCATTAATGCGTTGCTGCAATATTGCGAACGGCGTTGGCATTAAGCACCAGAAACAGGAGCTGAACCAAGTAACATACGCACAGTTGCAGAAGGATTAGCAGCGTCCAACAAAGCAACCCCAACGCACATTTGAGAAGCGGCGGTTTTGTTTACAACCTTATTAGTTGCGTCCCAAAACAATCGATCACCGGCAGTAATTGCCAGCGCTGAAGTTTTAGCGATATCTACAACGCCACTCAACAAAAACGCGCCCTCAGTGTTTGCTGCTACGTCTGCTTTAGCAACTCCAAATAAAGCGGTTCCGACTAAATAACCAACTCCTGACGCCACCGCAACTGTCGGTGTAAAATCAATCGTGTTTCCAGGTTGAATAAAATTTTTCATTTATTAAACTCCAACGTTTTTGTAAAGTCCTCGATAATCAATTGCTTTAGCTGCGAAGTCTAAGCGTGCTTTGATTTCCATTCCGTCAACATCAAAACCTTGACGAGTTTCGATATAAACACCCTCATTTCCCTCTAGGTAGCAATACTCGATTGTGTCAATCTGCATAGGATCGGCTGCAAGATACCAAGCAGTTGCGCTTGCTGCATCTAAGCGACCCTCTACAACCGTAACCAACTCACCTAAAAATGGGTTTGCTGCGTTTGGCTGAGTTGGGAAGATAGGAGGATTAGTGAACTGCCATGCGAGTGTTTCTAAAGCAGCAGGAACAATCAGATAACGAGGGGACAGATTCATAACAACGCTTTGCGGTGTTTTTTGCAAACGCATTAATTTACGCGCAACACCTAAAGAAGTTATGTCGATAACTGTGCCTGTTGAGGTCAGATTAGCGTGATTAGCAGCATGGAAAAGCGCTGATCCATCAGCCAAAGCAGCGTTAGCAGTCAATATCGCGTACACAATATCGCTTTCATAGTTAGCAGCAGCAGTTGCGAACATGGCTGGAATACGAGTGAATGCCGACATATCATCATTAACGATTGCTTGTCTTGTCAGCCCGATAACTTTTCCTACCGTAGCCAATTGATATGTTTCTTGACCTTCTGAAACAACACCTCGTTTAAACTCGCCGTTTTCCGTTACCTTTTCAAGTTTCGGAGCGTCCGACATAAATATTCGATTAATCGTTTTAAAATCAGGTGCGGTAGTTCTGCGCGCCCAATTTGTAAAAGTTCTTGGTGCGGCTTCATAAGCAGTTCTTAAAGATTTGTTTGCGACATTAGAAAGAATGATCGGCAGATCTGAAGTAGCCATAAAAGCACGTTCAGCAATCGCCATAGGGTACATACCTTCTGTCTTGATCCCACGAGCTTCAACAGAACTACGAGCGAAATCTATCAAACGCAACCCAGCAAATCTGCGACCACCGTCTGTCATTTTGTTGCGACTAGGATCGGCGCGATACAGCAGAGCGTCTGTCATGTGTTCTTGACGTGTTTCATTTTCATCAACCATGGTAGCTACATCGCCATAGTGGATAGTGGGAGACTTAGCTTGACGTTTTGCTAACTCATCAAAAATTTTCTGACGGGCTTCATCCAGAGTAATTCCGCGCTCAATCAGATCATTTGCGAATTTATCGTCTAGTCCGACTGTGCGAACAGCGGAACCGATTCCAGAAATACGAGCACGTTCCAATTTTGCACCTTCATCAGCAGCGCGTTTTTCAACTTCTTTTAAATCTGGCGCAATAACTGGTTCGCTTCGAACTTCCTGAACAATTTCTTTCTCAACTGGCTTTTCCTTAACCGCTTCTGTCATGATAGTTTTTTCCTCTTCGATTGATCTTTTGCCTATCCCGACAGTCGGGTCGGCAGGGATATCACATAATGTGATCTCTACTGGTTGCCACTTTGTTACTCGGTATTTGGCAGGCTGACCTTCTTCCTGCGCAATAAGTGTTTTTTCTATAATTCGATATCCGACTGATACACCTGGAATCAGGTTGTCTTTTATGTCCTGCAGCAAACCTTCCATGCCTTCTCGCCTAGACATCTTGACTTCAACGTAACCGCGACCGGCTTGCAGCCATGCCATGGTCGTACGTCCAACTGATCTCAAGCCAGACTTCTCGATTGCGTCCATGCCGTGATTCAATATCACAGCAGCGCCTTCATTTAAACGCGATAGATCGACTTCAGATTCGTTATGACCAAGGACCTCGATCCAAGGATCATCAAAAAAAGGTGTTCTTAAATAAGGCGTTTCTGAAGAAAATGGGAAACGTAGAACGACATTGTCGCTCCCGTCTTTTTGGGTGATTGCGCTATCATCGACCTCAAGATCGAATTGACGTTTGACTAAATTTTCTTGTGAATCTTCTTTGATTTTTGCTGACATTCACACAATCCATTAATGATTATGTGAATTTTCACAGACACCCGTTCTAATATATAGAGTGGTTTTAGAATAATACGCTACTAATCAAACTGTTACGTTTGAATGTCTTTCTGACTCTCGTTTTGTTGGTTTTGATCTTCAGGGTTACTCTGAAATCCTGATTGTTCTTTCTTGACAGGATATTCGATTCCAGCAGCTTTGAACTTTTCACGCTCAGCTTTAAGCTCTTCCAAAAGAACGTCAGGATTAAAACCACGGGCACGCACAGCCTCTGACCATGTCTTAAGACCCATGGTTAATTCTAATTCTTCGCCTTGAACATCTTTAAGTGGATCAACCCAATCAAATCTTGGTGTCGTCCAATCGTAATCAATCTCGGTTGTTTGGATCAATCCAGCAGCAAAAGCGGTGTCTAAGAACTTCTCCATGATCCTATTCAATACTGAAGGTATAAAACTTAACCACTGCCATTGCTCGATTTCTCTTCTAGCATCCAAAGTACCTGCACGAATGGAAGAATAGTTAACTTGCGAAAGATCACCAGTTAATTGCTCATAGGTAAGAGATGGACACCCTACCGCAAACTCTCTCAAACGATCCCTTATGTAACCGATGTCGCCTTGAGACGTAGAAGGATTCGTAAACGTAAGCTTTTCTCCTGGGCTTAAATACTGAACCATCCCAGGAATAAGCTCCTCAATCCTCATTTGATCATCCGAAGATTCATCTCCTATACTCCTGTTCTCGTCATCAGTCTCAACAACCGCCGCTATACATGATTCAGCAACTTTCCTCACCAGTGTAGCTTCTATGAACTCATTTAAATTATGAGCGGTCATCATCACAGGAGCCAGAACCGGAACTCCTCGCATCTGGCCTGGCCTTTTTCTGTCAAACGAATGAATCACATCGCTTGCAGGGACGCGGCTTGATTTAATCGTTGTGTTAATTATGTTCTCGCCCGGGTGCTGATTGAATAACCAATAGGCAACGCGCTCTCCAATTGGAGAAAATTCTATGCCGTTTTGGATCCATCCTTTATTCTTCAATCCTTCGTTTTTATTTGTGTCAATGAAATCAGGTTCAAGTAACTGCAATTGAAGTGGAACTGGCAAGCCATCCGACATTTTTCTGTAACGAAAACGAATCAAACATTCGCCTGATTCTGCTTCAGTATTTGATATAAGTTTTTGAAGCCCATATAAATCATATTGACCATCCGCGTCACATGCCTTTATCCATTTCTTCCAGAGCGCAGCAACACTCTTGTCGTTGATGGTAGCCATGATGCCTGTGCCAATTCTATTGGATGATAAAACCCGCATAGCTTTTGACGCGTAGGGATTGTTGCGAACCAGCTCTCTTGAGCGGTTTCTTAAAATAGATAGTTGTGGGAGAATTTCAGAGTTGGCAGAACTGCCCGCAGCTACCCAACCGTTTGAACGTCGATCAGTTCTAGCTCCATCGTAAGATCTTTTTGTAACTAAATTAATTACACGCTTACCCATATCCGCCCTGACTTTCTCAAGTTTTGACATTATCGATTACCAAATTTAATGTAAGAGAATCTCTTTTTCTTTGTCCCGCTTGCGCTTTCTAATCCAATTTTTATAATATCCCGAGCTTTAAGAAGATCACTCATCGAGCGATATGTCACAGATCTTCCATCCGGACCTGATATCGTTAATTCACCGCTTGCAATAGCTCTTTCTATTGCTGTTAGTTGATCTATCGTGAATGACATTTTCTATTTCTCTTCAGTATGTTATAAACTGTTGCTCGTGATATTCCTGTCCGTTTAGCGACAATCTTTGTATCTTTAAATTTATTAAACTCAGTGACGACCACCTGATCAAAATTATCTGGCCTGGCTCTTACATACACACTATTTGCCCTATACTCATTTCGTACTAGATTCACAGATTTTTCAACCTGGTCCGGCAGAACTCCGTTTTGAATTAGAACTTCAGAAACCCTAGATAAAATATCTACCATTTATTCATCCGCCTTTGTCTCATGCGTTCTAACAGGCCGC